CTTTCTCTCTACGATTGGTCTAGTACTGCCGTGCTCGCTCATAACGCTCAGTTTGATGTGTCTATTTTGGAATGGGTTTACGATATTCATCCTGCCTTTATTTTTGATTCTCTCAGTATGGCCCGTGCTCTCAGGGGTGTGGAAGCTGGAAACTCACTGGCAAAACTCGCAGAAGAGTTTGAACTACCGCCCAAAGGACGCGCCGTACACAATACAGATGGCATGGAAGAAATAAGCTGGGAGGTAGAGAAAGAACTGGCTGACTATTGCAGGCACGACGTGTTCCTGTGCGAAGAAGTATTCAAGCGACTGTACGCAGGCTACCCCAAGTCTGAGTTACGCTTGATCGACATGACGTTAAAGATGTACACCCGCCCCACGTTGCAGCTTGACAGCCGCATGCTGGAGAAAGCCATAGAAGAAGAAAGGGAAAGTCGTGAGAAGCTTTTGGAGAAGCTTAATGTTACAGATGCGGAGCTTGCTAGTAACCCTAAATTCGCGGAGCTTCTGGCTTCGCTGGGCTGTGAACCGCCTTATAAGAAGAGCAAGACGACGGGTAAGCAGACGCTGGCACTTGCAAAAAACGATGCCTTGTTCCAAGCATTACTCAATGGTGAGCGAGAAGACGTTCGACTCTTGTGTGAGGCACGACTGCGAGTCAAGTCTACAACTGAGCGCACACGAGCGCAGCGTTTCCTTGATATATCTGAACGAGGCGCGCTACCCGTCCCGCTCGCCTACTACGGTGCCAAGTCAGGACGATGGACAGCATCAAAAGGCAGTGCAATAAACATGCAAAACCTAAAGCGTGGCTCGTTCCTGCGCAACGCGATCATGGCTCCCGTAGGTAGTGTCGTGGTAGCTGGTGACTTGTCGCAGATCGAGCCTCGTGTGCTGGCTTGGATGGCTGACTACGATGATCTTTTGAACATCTTCAAGTCCGGCGAGGATGCGTACGCCCAGTTCGGCTCCCAGATGTTTAACATCCCCGGCTTGACCAAAGAGAGCCACCCAGACCTGCGTCAGTCAGCCAAGTCGGCGTTGCTGGGCTGCGGTTATGGGCTAGGCTGGGCGAGCTTCGCTGCGCAGCTTCTGGTGGGCTTTCTGGGGGCTCCTCCGGTGCGGTACGACGCAGCCTTTGCCAAGAAGCTGGGCGTGACTCGGGCATACATCGACAAGTTTCTGGAGTGGGAGGACAATGTTGTCAAACTGGAAGCCATACCCCACACCTGCACAACTAAGGAACTCTTGGTACATGCAGTAGCATCTAAGAAGATCATCGATATTTATCGGGCAACGGCGTACCCGGTCAAGGCGTTCTGGGACATGTGCTCTGACCTTCTGGTCAGGAGTCTTGTTGGTGGCGAAGAGTTCCGGTATAAATGTGTGGTGTTCCGCAAGGGCGAGATCGCGCTGCCCAACGGTATGAAGCTGCTTTACCCTGACCTGCGGCAGGACAAAGAAAAGAACTGGGTGTACGGCGAGGATGAAACCAAGCTTTACGCCGGTAAGATCACGAACAATATCATTCAGGCGCTGGCAAGAATTGTCATGACTGATGGCATGTTACGTGTAAACCAACGCTATCCAGTGGTGGGAACTGTTCACGATGAGTTGTGGGCTATCGCACCAGAGGAAGAAGCGCAAGAAGCAAAGCAGTGGGTGTGGGAACAGATGGTAATGGAACCCTCTTACATGCCGGGGATTCCGTTGAACTCAGACGTTGGGTATCACCAACGCTATGGCATGGCTAAAAAATAAGGAGAAGCGTTTGAATAGAGCAAACAGAGCACGCAAAGCACCGCTGCAACCAATACCCCGCAGCATACGGGTAGGCAAGAAACGGTACTCAATCGATGTAGTTGAAACCATGCTGAACAAAGGCGAGATGGCGCGAGTCTACCCAGCCGAGCGACGCATGCAGATTGCCCAGCGCAGCAACATCAGCGGCAAGAAGTTCAAGCCAGAGCAGATCATGGACTCGTTCTGGCACGAGGTAGTTCACGCTATTCTGGTAGACATGGAAGAGTACGAGCTTAATCGTAATGAACGATTCGTTACTGCGTTTGCAAATCGATTGACCAAAGCCATCAAGTCAGCGAGGTTCGAGTGAATAAAGTCGTCTGGTCGCATAGCTCTTTGAAAGACTATGAAGGGTGCCCCCGCCGTTACCACGAAGTAAAGGTACTGAAGAAGCACAAGTTTCAGGAAACCGAAGCTACGCTGTACGGCACAGCACTACACAAAGCAGCAGAAGATTACGTCCGTGACGGCACGCCGTTGCCGCAACAGTTCGAGTTTGTCAAAGATGTGTTGGACTCATTGAACAGAAAGCCCGGACGTAAGCTGTGCGAACACCAGATGGCGCTGACCGTTGACCTTAATCCATGCGGCTGGAGCGACCCGGCTGTGTGGGTCAGGGGCATAGCTGACTTGTTGATTCTTGATGACGATAACCTGACTGCTTGGATTGTGGACTACAAGACAGGCAGTAACAGATACCCAGACCGTGAGCAGCTAAAGCTGATGGCACTGATGGTGTTTGCGCATTTCCCGCACATTCGCAAAGTGAATGCTGCGCTGCTGTTCGTAGTAAAAAACGATCTGGTCAAGTACAGCATGACTGTGGACGAGGCCGATCAAGCTTGGTGGGAATACCGAGAGCGTATTGCTCGCATCGAGCAAGCGCACGATACGGGGGTGTGGAACCCGCGTCCTTCGCCGCTATGTCCTTGGTGTCCCGTGACTACTTGTGAAAACCATCCGAGAAACTAGGAGATACGTATGTTTAATTGTGGCTGTGAAGTAGATTACATCAGCATTGATTTCAACAGTAAAGTAGGCACCGCGTATTTTTCAGAAATGCGCTACCCTGACATGGGGAAAACGATACGTGCTTTTCTTGCCATAGACGACGAAATAAAGGCAATCGACACGTACGTCGATGGCAAAGTTGACACACGATACTTGTACATTCCTGCTGTAAACGAATGGCAAGCTTTCCCACCGTTCAAATCTGTTTTTGGAGAAGTGTCATGACACGCGATTACAAAAAAGAATACGCCGAGTTCCACGGCAAGCCAGAAGAGATCAAGAAACGTGCAGAGCGTGTCAAAGCACGACGCATGCTGGAGAAGACCGGAACCGTACACAAGGGCGACGGCAAGGACGTTGACCACAAGAAGCCGCTGCGTGCTGGCGGCACTACAACGAAGTCAAACCTACGTGTTCGTAGCGTAAAGTCAAATAGGGGAGATAACAAATGAACTTTGATGAGTGGTGGGAGTCCCTCAGTGAAGCAGAGAAACGCTTTCTAGGTATACATAACGCCCGCTATTGCTGGTTAGAGGGGCACAAAGAGGGATACAAGAAAGGGTGCGAAGACACTCGTGATGTAATGGGAGAAGCAGATGCAAATAGTAGATAACAAAGCTTTGCTGTTCAAGACGCGCAGCCCGGACAAGTACCGGGTTATTCCTAAACACAAAATCGTAAACGAATATGACGATGGTTCGGCAGAGATTGCAGTTTACTGGGGGCTCGACGAGGCGCGTGTTCTTAAAAATCTTGGCGTCAAGGACGTTCCGTCTCCCATCACAAGGCGGTATGCTTGGCCGGGTAGATACAAGCCGATGGCGCATCAGATTGAAACAGCGGCGTTTCTTACCCTCAATAAGAAGGCGTTTGTATTCTCGGAACCGGGCACTGGTAAGACCCTCTCTGCACTTTGGGCGGCGGATTACTTAATGACTCGCGGCGATGTGCGCCGCTGTTTGATTCTTTGCCCGCTCTCGATCATGCACAGTGCGTGGATGGGCGACTTAAATAGCAGCATCATTCATCGCTCTGCCATCGTGGCGCACCACGCGCAAGCTAGTCGGCGCATAGAGATGGTTCAGCAGAACTACGAGTTCGTCATCGCCAACTACGACGGGCTGAACCTAATCGCTGACGAGATTCGCAATGACGGCAGGTTTGATCTCATCATCGTGGACGAGGCCAACGCGTACAAGACCATGACGACCAAGCGTTGGAAGACGCTGAACTCACTGGTTACTTCAACGACGCACCTGTGGATGATGACGGGTACACCCGCGTCGCAGTCGCCTGCCGATGCGTACGGGCTGGCAAGGCTGGTCAACCCCAACGGTGTGCCTAAGTTTTTCACCGGCTGGCGCGATAGGGTCATGAACAAAGTGACCCAGTTCAAATGGGTAGCCAAGCCCAACGCGGCGCAGGATGTTCATGATGCCTTGCAGCCAGCCATACGGTTTACCAAAGAGCAGTGCCTTGACTTGCCGCCGGTGATAACCATGACGCGTGAGGTGCCGCTGACCCCGCAGCAAGCCAAGTACTACAACCTGTTGAAGGAGCGCATGCTGGTGCAGGCTGCTGGCGAGACGATCACGGCGGTGAACGCCGCTGCTGGCGTGTCCAAGCTACTCCAAATATCTTGCGGTGCAGCATACACGGACGACAAGGAAGTGGTGGAGTTCGACTCGGCTCCGCGCTTGTCAGTCTTGGAAGAAATACTCGAAGAGACAAGCCGCAAGGTTATCATCTTCGCGTTGTTCAGAAGCACCATCGACACCGTTCACACCTACTTGACCAAGAAAAACATCAGTGCGGAGTGCATACACGGCGATGTCACACCAACTAAACGCGCAGACATAATCCGACGCTTCCAAACAGAGCCTGACCCGCGAGTCTTGGTCATGCAGCCGCAGGCTTCAGCGCATGGAATTACGTTGACTGCCGCTGACACGGTGGTGTTTTATGGTCCGTTAATGTCGGTTGAGCAATATACGCAGTGCATAGCACGCGCTGACCGTAAAGGTCAAGACTCCGACAAGGTAACAGTTGTCCACATTCAAGGTAGCCCGATCGAAAAGAAAATGTTTAAAGCTTTGCAAGAGAAGGTTACAGACCACGCGCTCCTGACGGAGCTTTTCACAACAGAAATAAATAATTAAAGAAAGGGGGTTGCGTTCCAAAACAATCCGCAGTAATCTGTCAAACCCTAGACAAATACAACTACTGGAGAAGCAGATGTCAGATGAAATGGTTCCGCTCGACAAGCTTGCGAAGATATATCGCAAGATCAAAGCGGAGATCGACGCGCTGACGCAAGAGTACGACACTAAGATCGAACAACTCAAAGCGCAACAAGACGAACTCCGCTTTGCAATGAAAGACCAGATGAAGGCGCTTGGCGTCAAGTCTGTTAACACCGCCTTCGGTACCGTGACTATGGTGCACAAGACACGCTATAGCACAGACGATTGGGACTCGTTCAAGAAGTTCATCATCGAGAACGACGTCGTTGATCTTCTGGAAAAGCGTATTGCGCAAGCCAACATGGCGCGGTTCCTTGAAGAAAATCCCGGCAGTGTACCGCCCGGATTAAACGCGTTCTCGGACTTCGAAATCCGAGTTACTAAACCTTCCAAATCGGCATCAAGCGCATCTCCATCAAGGGCGGTGTATTCCGTCTGGTAGCTTCCGGCAAAGAACTGGCGGCTATTGATGAGCGTTACTTGGATGTCATCGTCGTCAAGGCAGCGCCCAAAGTCAGCCGTATCTTCTACGCAAGCAGCTACGATTCTGACAACCCCGCACCGCCTGATTGCTGGTCAAACGATGGCGAGCGCCCAGACCCAACTGCACAAAACAAGCAAGCGCCTTCTTGTGTGAACTGCCCGCAGAACCAAGCCGGTTCTGGCAACGGTAACAGTCGTGCTTGCCGGTATCAGCAGCGTCTGGCCGTGGTGCTGGCGAATGCTCCCGATGGTGATGTGTTGCAACTGACGTTGCCTGCTACGTCGATCTTCGGCAAGGAAGATGGCGACAAGCGTCCGCTGCAAGCTTACGCACGGTTCTTGGCGTTGCAGAACCCGCCGATCAACCCGGAGCAGATCGTCACCCGTATGCGCTTCGACACCAAGTCCGAGTCACCCAAGCTTTTCTTCCAGCCCATGCGCTGGTTGACGGAGGACGAGTACAACATCGTGTCGCAGCAGACGGACTCTGACGATGCCAAGCGCGCAGTCATCATGACTGTAGCGCAAGCGGACGGTGTATCCAAAAGCCCCGCGCTCGCCTTACCGGGCAAGCCACCCGCTGTTCAAGATGAGGGGGACGAAGAAACGGAAGAAGCACCAGCACCCAAACCCAAAGCTGCGAAGAAGAAAGCGGCGGTGATGGACGAGGATGCAGAGCCCGAAGTTCGCAAAGAAGAAGCCAAGCCTTCGGCAGTTCCTGCCAAGAAGTCCAAGCTGGCTGACATCGTGGACGACTGGGACGACGAGTAAAGCTACGGGGGAAAGCGGATGCTGTGAACCGAGTGCGGATGCACGGCGCTTGCAGACGCAGCGAGTACCCCACCCAACAGCCCAGCCGGAGGTGGCGCATATAACACCGGCAGCGGGGGCTGGCTAATCCTTTCAGGTGTTGTAGCTCCCGGTCAGTGACCCCGCATCTTACACAGGAGAACTCTTATGCCATTTGACGGAAAGACGTACGATCCAGAACGTGACAAAGAGCGTTTGAAAACGCAACTGTTCAACGTCTGGCGGTTAATGAAAGACGGTCGTTGGAGAACACTTGAACAAATATCAGTCAAGGTCGGATGCCCTGAAGCAAGTGTGAGTGCAAGACTGCGTGACTTTCGCAAACGTAAGTTTGGTAGCCATATAGTTGAGCGTGAGTACGTGCAGCGAGGGCTGTTTAAGTACCGCTTGATTGTCAACGAAGATACCTAATGGCTTACTCCCAAAAAATAATTGACGCCGTTGCAGCAGCGCCTAAGACGTCCGGCAACCAACTTGGTCGCTGGGCAATTTACTTGGACTTTCCTGTAACGAAGATCGCCTACGCGCTAGGGGTCACGCGTCAGACCGTATACAACTGGTTCATCGGCAAGACGGAAGTGTTTGTTGCTTACGAAGAGCGCGTTGAACTTCTTTTAAAAATTATGCAGTCGTCCAAAACGGCTGACGAAGCATGGAGAAAAATATGTCAAGCATACGGCCTGAAACCCTAACTGATCGTGAGTTGTTGAGCGGCGCTTTACTGGC